GGAAGAAGAAGCCGAAGAGGAGCCTGAGGAAGAAGAGCCTGAGGAAGAAGAGTCTGAGGAAGCCGAAGAGGAGCCTGAGGAAGAAGAAGAGGCTCCGAAGCGCAAGCGTTCACCTGACAAGCGTATAGCTGAGCTATCCCGTAAGGCGGCTGAAGCTGAGCGCCGTGCGCAGGATGCTGAATCTCGCTTGCAGAACGAAGCTCAGATGCGTCAGCAATCCGACTTTGCAATGATGACGCACTACAAGAACAACCTCATCAATGAGGCCGGCGCGGTAAAGCAGAAGCTGATAGACGCACACTCTATGGGCGACAGTGAGCAGGTCATCGAGCTGCAGAGCATTTACTACAAATTGCAGAACGATCTGACTGGCGTTGAGAACTGGGAAGCTGAGCAAAAGGTTTCGGCTCCAGAAGTCCAGAAGCAAGTTCAACCAAGAGCTGAGCCTCAGACTACACTTGAGCCCCGCACAGCTGGATGGATCCAAAAGAACGATTGGTTCCAACCACAGTCTCCTGAGTTCGATCCTGAGATGCACGAAGAGGCAACGCTTTATGCACGCCGCGTCGAGCGTCGGTATCGTTCTGAGGGTCGTGATGACGAAATCGGTGGCGTTGATTACTTCACGGAAATTGACCGGCACATGCGCAAGGAGTATCCTGACGCATTCTCGACTGTATCAACCCCAAGCAAGAGAACGCCGCCAATGTCTCGCGAATCTAATGTTGCCCCTGTCCAGCGCAGCGCGCCGAACCAGCAAGGCAAAAATTCTACAACCGTTCGCCTAACAGCTGACCAGCGTCGCATGGCGCACCAGTTAGCACAATCCGGTGCAATTCGTAATCCGGATGGAAGTCGCATGACGCCAGTTCAAGGCGAAAGATATTACGCAGTTCAAGTTAAAAAACAAAGCAAAGGATCTTAATAATGGCACGAGCATCAAGAGCCTCGCAAAGCCGAGCATCAGAATCACGCGAATCAGGTATGCGCAAGCGCCCTGAAACCCACTTTCAATCTAAGCTATATGTTCCAAAGGATAAGATCCCGGCGAACATGACATATGCTTGGGTTCGCGAATCAACCCTTAACGAACCCGATCCAGACAACATGACGGATCGTATGATCAAGGGCTGGGCTCCAGTTCCTGCATCACGCCACCCTGAAATGGTTCCTCCCCCACTTCCCGGCTACGAAGGGCTGGAAGCTCAGGTTATCCGTCGCGGCGGTCTAATGCTGTGCGAATGCCCAACGCGGGACGTTAATGATCGGATTGAAGATCGCGATCTGGAAAACATTGAAACTCTGCAGGACGTAGCATGGACTGGTCAGAATGACCCGAACCTGCCGCGCTTTGAAGATAAAGATAGCGGCGTATCGTTCGAGCGCGTTACATCGTTTAAGGATTAACCTCCGGTCCACAGTGCAAGCTCTACACTGTGGCAACTGCCTCCGCTTGGGAAACTGAGCGGGGGCTTTTTTTATGTTGTTGACGTAGATATTGAATTGAGTTATTTATTATATCCTCGACGCAGGTCACGTACCCTGCAACTCGATGGTGGTCACGTTATCCACTCCTACGGCGGGTAGTCGATTCGATGTCGCGTCACGTATCGCGTCACCTAGCAGGCAGGTTAAAGCCGAATCATTCATTTTAGCATGGAGAAACCGTATGTCTTACGGAACGAATGCGCCTAATGGTTTTCAGCCCGTCAAGAAACTTGATGGATCTGCTTGGACTGGCGCGACTAACCCTTACCAAATCACAAGCACCTACGCGACTGCATTGTTCCGTGGCGACCCTGTAACAACTCTTTCTGACGGCACACTTGGCGTTGGCGTTGCTGGCGCTACCTGCATGGGCGTGTTCTGGGGTGTCAAGTACACCGACAGCACTGGCGTCGTAAAGTTCATGAACTACTGGCCCGGCAACCCCGGCGTTCTCACCGGCTCGGTCGTTGAAGCGCTCGTGATTGATGATCCGAACACAGTGTTCTCGATTCAGGAAACCAACGCTTCTGGCGCAGCTGGCACACCGCTTGCTCTCGCTGATCGCGGCCTGAACATCAACTTCCTCTACACTGCTGGTTCGACTGCAACGGGTACTTCCGCTGTTTCGATCAACAATGCCACGGAAGCCGACACCAGCACGCTGAACTGCAAAATCCTCCAGCTCGATCCGACTCCGGGTAATGCTGTTGGCGCCTTTGCTAACTGGCACGTTGTCCTCAACAACCACTTCTATCGTGGCGGCACAACCGGCATCTGATAAGCCAGTAGGGAGAATTCAAAATGGCTATTAATACAACCGCAATCCGCGACCTGCTCCGGCCCGGTCTAGCCGCCGTATTCGGCGACTATCCGATGTATCCGGGCCAGTGGTCGGAAATCTTCGAAAAGCACACGTCCGATAAGGCCGTTGAAATCGAAGTCGAAGTCAAGCTACTCGGCTTGGCTCAGATCAAAGCAGAAGGTGCCTCGACCGCTTACGGCGAAATGGGCCAGCGCTTTGTAACGAACTATGTAAACCGTTACACCAGCATTGGTTTCATCATCACCCGTCAGGCGATCAAGGACAACTTGTACCAATCGTCGTTCCCACTGCAGGCGAAGGCTCTTCGTCAGTCGATGGAACAGACCAAAGAAGTTCTCGGCGCATCCGTTCTTAACAACGGCTTCTCAGCCAGCTTCCCAATTGGTGATGGTCAACCTCTGTTCTCGACGGCTCACCCCATCGAAAACGGAACCGTTGCCAACACCTTCACGGTACAGGCCGACTTGAACGAAACGTCGCTTCAGGATGCCATCGTTGGCGTTCAGCGCTTCCGTGATGCTGCGGGCCTCCGCATCATGACAAAGCCTACGAAGCTCATCGTTCCAGCAGAACTGCAGTGGACAGCAACTCGTTTGCTTCAATCGCAGTTCCGCGTCGATACAGCGAACAACGACATCAATGCGATCTACAACAACTCTGCGGTTCCGCAGGGTCATCGCGTTAACATGTTCCTGACCGACACGAACGGCTGGTTCTTGCTCACCGACGCTCCTAACGGATTCAAGCACTATGAGCGTGAATCTCTCGAAACCGATGTCTACACGGACTTCGACACCGACAACCTCAAGGCGAAAGCCATTGAGCGTTATTCGTTCGGCTGCTCGAACTTCCGCGCAGGCTGGGGTTCGCAGGGCGCTTCCTAATCGGATAAGGGGGGTGGCATCCGTCACCTCCCTAATTTTGGAGAAAATTTATGACTCACTTCTCTGATGGTGTCCGGGCAGGTAGGAACTTTGCTAATAACGGCACGGCTTCGCAGCCGGGCGTCTTCATGTCGCCGATCAATGTTTATGACGTTGTTCCTGTGGCCTTGGATGCAGATGGTATCTGCGCTCAGCAGACGCTTGCTGCGGCAGGAAATGCTCTGCTCAACGGCGCGTTGGCATCAGGTGGTACTGTCACCCTTGACGTTCCTCGCAACGTCATTGTTGATGCCGCTGGTGCGGCTACGGCTGTTCTGACGATCACCGGCGCAGACGTGTATGGTATTCCAATGTCGGAAGCCATTACGTTGAATGGCACGACCGCTGTTTCCGGTAAGAAGGCATTTAAGACGATTACCAGCATTGCAGCCTCTGCTGCCGCCACCGATTTCTTCGTTGGCACTGGTGACGTTTTCGGCCTTCCGATTCGCGCAGACAGCCGTAACTATGTTCTGACTGCTTGGGGTGGCGCGTTTGTCACAACCGGCACGTTTACAGCAGCTGTTACGACAAGCCCTGCTACGACAACCACTGGCGACGTTCGCGGTACTTTTGCTCCTGCTGACGCCGCCGACGCCTCTAAGCGCCTAACTCTTCGGGTATTCGTTGCTGACGATGATACTCAGACTGGCCTTTATGGCGTAACACAAGCCTAATGATTGGGGCGGCCTTCGGGTCGCCCTAGTTACATGGAGATTGTAATGCGGGCGAAGAAGGACTTTCAGTTCAAGGCAAAGCATAAGAACCCTAAGGGTGGCCTTAATGAGGCTGGCCGTAAGGCGTACAATGCAGCCACTGGATCAAACCTAAAGCGACCGCAGCCAGAAGGTGGCAAGCGCAGGGATAGTTACTGTGCGCGATCTGCTGGGCAAATGAAGATGTTTCCTGAGGCCGCCAAGGATCCGAAGTCTCGGCTCCGGCTGGCCCGTAAAGCGTGGGATTGTTAATATGCGTGGAAAAAAGAATTTCATTGCCGAGGCTATCAAGAAGCCCGGCGCACTTCGTAAAGCGCTTGGCGCTAAGGC